GCTACAGCGACCTCATACGCTCTCGGGTGCCCTGACTCCTGAGCGACCTCTAAGGCACCTCTGACCGCCTCCTGACCCTGATCTATGAGGGTGTATAACTCACCCCTGGTATATTCATAGTCTTTTGTGCGGTCATCCTTGTCTAGATGCTCTGGTTTTTGCTTTGTGGGTTTGCTTTCCTCTACAACTTCTGCTTCAATATTGAGCAGTTCTTCCATGTTCTCTTCTAAGCTCATAGGAATTCCATCCCTTCGTTGAATCCAAAGTCATCTGTTGGTACTACGAATGGATCATCTGCGGCATCAACCTGACCGTCCTGGTTGTAGTCAACTGTTGCTTTGGGTGTGTATGAAAGTTCAACGTGACGCTTACCAACATTAGTATCACCGATGGTCTCAATAATACGAGACTTGCGGATAACGTCTGCCTTGGTGTAAGGACCGTAGATGTAAGACTTAGCAGTGAAACTCATCGTATAGACAATGCTTCTTCTTGTAGTGAAGTCATCTTCCCAATCGTCTTCAAAGTTCACACTGTTTAGAACAATGGCAACATCTCTTACTTCATCCATGTCAGGGATGAACTTAACGCTCATGCTGAATGATGGTTGGAAGTATGGCAGAATCTGTTCTAAGATTTGTAGACCATCGTCCTGTGACTTGGCAATAATTCCTAGTTCAAATTGAACATTGTATGGTACAGGAACATATTGCGTTCTTACCTCATTGCCATTGTCATCAATAGTTGCTTTGTACTTTTGAGTAGCAGCAGTTTTTCTGGCACTATCATAATCAATGCCAGTCATCTCAAAGTAAATTCTGGGAAGTGTGATTGCAATCTTTCTTCCGTCAGCAGAATTACCTTCTAGACGATATAAAAATTTCTGTTTCGGTCCATAAGCAAGAGGTACTTTCTCAACCTCAATTGTCTGACCGTCAACAGTCTTCTTCAGTTCAATGTTGTTAAACAGAGTACCGAATGCAATGACAGTTTTTCTAACTGCCTCGTTGTAAAATTGTACGCCTAACATCAGAAGCTACCTGTATAATTACCAAACTCACCAAAGGGATTTGTTTCACCCCAATCAATAATGTCATCGGCACCGTCTTCAATCGCTTGGTTTTGATCAAACTCAATGCTTGTATTATCAATGGTAGAGAATGTTCCTAGTGTATATATCGCATTTGACTCAACGCCGCGAATGAGATCACCATCAATGAAGTTACCTGTACGGTTCATGACCTCTAGGGTATATGTTGATCCATTCCAATCTGCTACCTCAGCAATCGTTGCACTGTCAAGGTCATACATTGTTGCTCTTTGACCACTGGTGGTAGTCTCAGTATATGCATTGATGACATACTGTAGGTTTGCTGAGTCATAGTAGAAGAACCCAGGAACAGTTGTTACGTCAGTTCCATTGTATGTGTAGACATACGAGATTCTCTTGTCTTCAAACTTCCAATAGAAATACTTGTTCTGTGTGGTGGTTGCAAATGTTGGGTCAAAGTTTCCAAGTGCCGTAACTGTAATAACACTATTTGATGAAGTCCAGTTTCTTGCAGCACTCTGCTGAACAAAACCACCAATAACAACATGCTCATCGGTGATGAATTGAATTGCTTCTGGTGGAGCATCAATCGTAATGGTTGGTGGAGTTGTGTATCCAGAACCACCATTCACAACTAAGAGAGATACTACTCCACCATCTGAGATAGATGACTCAATAATTCCACCAGTTCCAGCACCAGTAATCGTAACTCCTGGTGCTTCGTTATATCCAGTTCCAGCAAGAGTTACGGTTGCTGAAGTAATCGCACCGCCTGCATCCACAGTAACAGTTCCTGTGGCTTGCTGTCTGGTAGTAAGACCAAGGTTAAGCGTGGTGATGTTGCTGAACTCTCTTTCAATATCGTCAATTTCGTCAACGCCTGTGTCAAACTTGTCTGCTCCTTGTTCGTAGAGCTCAGCGGTAAGAATATAAAAATACTGTTTGCCCAGTTGGAAGAATGGTTGTTCTCGCTCAACGTACTTGATCTCGTAGATATCTTCTGTAAGAGGATAGTAAATTAGATCTCCCTCGTTAGGTCTACCATCTACTGCTAGATTCAATGCAGGATTAGCAGACTGTTCCCATCTTCTACGCGAGACTACAAAGGTAATCTCGTCTGTGATTCTGAGTCCAAACTTACTCACAAACTCAGAACCCGCTCCAAAACCTTCTACGTTGACCAGCATCATTTCAATCATGTAACTCTGATTGAATTCTGACTGAACAACTTCACCCAGAGTCTTATCTCTTAGACTGACTCTAGGTATATAAAATACATCAGCACCAAACAACCTGATTTGCTCGTCCACAAGATCTTGTACGAGATTCTGTTCGGTTCTGTTTCCGCCATGTTGTGGGAAGTAAACCTTTTTCATCCGATCATGTCCATTGGAGGTAGTTCATATGTGCTGCTAGATGCTTCCATGAGAGCAGCAATCTCTGCCTGTGCGTCTGTGAACAACTCTCTCCCATTCATACTAACACCACCAGGGAGTTGAATGCCATTGAACTTAATCAAGTTCTGACCCCATTGACGTTTAATTAATGCCGTGGTATACTTTTTAACAAATGGATCATTATAAACCTGGGTGAATGTTTCTGGATCAAGAGCTCTATAGCAATCAATGATCACATAAACATCTTCATCAAGCATGTCTTTACCTACATCTAGATAAAGTCTGTCCTGACGTTGGTTGAATCTAAACTCAACAAACGATCCATTGTTCAGGACCATATCAATGGTTTCCATCCACTGCTTAACCATAAAATAGTTGAGCATGTCTAGTGAACCAACAGCATAGAGATCATTCAGGAAGATCTGATATTCAATACCAAACAAGTTGTTTCTAATGGCATTACTTGCAAGTCCAAAGACTCTGGAGATACCCATGACGTGAGATGGGATATTAATATATCTGTCTCTCTCCGTCCACGCATCACCATTAATTGTTGTTGTTTGTTCTTGTGAATCAAACTTTGTTTCATCTGCTGCAGTGAACAGATGCTTGAGGTACATACGCTCAACGCCATCATAGTGACGCTCTCTATAATACTGTAGAGCATCATCAATGGCATCTTCAATTTGATCATCATCTACGTTGATTTCCAGAACTGGGAACCCCAACTGTCTAAGACAATAGTCCCTTAGCTCGGTCCTACTAGCAGGCTGAGCCATACGATATACCTATAGTTTTCCTAGAGGTATTTATAAACTACCTATGTATCACAGATATGCAAATCCTAGATCTATTCCCAACTCCGATTGGTGTAACACAGATTAAGTGTGATGATTCGGAATTAGAATTTTTAAAATCACTTCCAAATAGTAACATCCAAGATATTAGCAATAATGGACTGAATTATGATTTTGTCCTAAAAAACAAAGAGTTAAAATCTTTGAGAGAGTGCATCTTAAAAGAAGCAAATGATTTTGCAAGAAACCAACTAGCAATTGCTGGGAATCTTGTGTTTCAGCAATCTTGGGCAAATAATAAAACTGATGGAACTGGATTTCACCGACATAAAAATTCTCTGATTAGCGGTGTTTATTACTTCATGGAAGAAGAGTATAGCAAAATTATTTGTTTTGATAAACCAGATCAAAACTACCAATGCTATATGATGGAACCAGTGTTTGATGAGAATATTTTTGGTAACTGTAGATTTACACAAACTCAGGTAGCAATACCACCTCAGCAGTATCTTCTATTATTGTTTCCTTCTTATCTACCTCATGGTGTTGTTCCTAGAGATCTAAACAATCCTGATGGACTACACCAAAGTATTGCTTTTAATTTAGTTACTGAAGATGTTTTAGGTCATCGTCATCGTTTAAATCAATTTAATTATAAGGTTATTGAAGATGCGTATATTTGATAATTGCGAATCAAAACTTCTATTGAAAGAAATCTTCAATGCGGCACTTTCATCAGAAAAGTGGCACATCAAAATTCCTCTTGATAGACCATTTGAAAAAAAATTCTTCAAACTTGATATCATGTCTGACAGAAGTTTTATGGACCAATCTGCGAATGATACATATCTAACTGGATTATGCAGAGCATTATTCTTTCAACTTTATGAATCCAATTCGGATTTGTTTCATCCAGAAAGAATGTTATATTGCGGAATCTCCTGTAAAACCAGTCAATTAGATGATGTTTTACACATTGACTATAGGAAATCTGATGAAGCTATAAAATTTGTTGGTGTATTAAATGATGATTGGGATCCTGATGTAGACGGTGGAGATTTTATTTGGGGAGATGAAAAGATAAAAATGTATCCAGGAAGATTTGTTTTCTTTGATCCTAGTGTGATGCATGGTGCAGATAGAATAAAAACCGATAAAATCCGAGTTGCCCTTGATTTTACTGCAGTACCAAAGGCATAAAAAAAGACTCCCCTAGGGGAGTCTTTTTCTTTTAGATAGATCATCAAACTGTTGCTGATCCATCGTCTTTAACGTTTTCGTCTCCAGGATGAGTCATTTCCTTAGAATACTTTGTTTTGACTGCTTGACATGCTGCAATGTAGGCATCAACTTGTGCTTGATCTCCTTTTACAATTCCGTCAATGTACTCTTCAATAGGAGGATATTCCGCTTGACGGAATCTAGTGTACATAGTTTTTTGATATTCAGCAAGAATTGTTGCTTTGAAAGTAGCAAGATCAACTGGTGGATCTAGACTTTCTTCATCACCATCAATAAGTTCTAGATTATTTGGCAACCACTTAAAATTCTCTCTATCTGCATAGAGATCCTCAATGTTATCTGGAGTCCATTCCACACCCAGTGGTTGTCTTAGGAATCTTACCATGCCATTCTCTTCCGCCATTCTTTGCGTAGATACAGCAAGAGCGTTACCAAAAATTTTACTTTGTGTGTTGATCATGGTTAAAACCTAGTACGAATATATTTATAAAGGAAAAAATATTTATCAGAACAAAGATTGGTCTAATTCAATGACGCATAGATATCCATTCCATCCGACGTGATTGGATACGTTATTGTTCATGAAATTAATATTATTGTTATGAGCATTGCCATAAACACGATACTTTCTTGTTTGACCAACAACGGCAGATGGACTATTATAAGTTTGTCCTGGATCATCAATAATCCAATGGTGCTGAATAAAATAAGTATTATAAGCACCACTGAGGTAGGTATTGTGCCTACCTTGCCTATCAATCCACTGTGTATCTTCTGTTCCGCCCCCTGGTGGGGTAGCACCAACCCAAGTATCTAGTCCAACTCCACATGTATTGCTGTTAGTGTCATCAGTATGCACCTCAGCGATAATTAAATACTTGTTATTGACATTTGTAACGGGAGGCATGATAACCTCAAGACCTAAGTTATTAGAAAGTTGCTGGGATGATGCAACTGGACCATCATCTCTCGCCCATCTAGCGATATAGTTTGGTCCGATAACTCCACCCAACTCTCCTAGAATTCCTGGGAAAGATAGTCCTGTTCCTGAAATTGTTGCCATTTTAGATTAATCCCCCGTCAAATTCTATGACAATTAATTTATGTCTTGGTCCCGCATCAGTATTTGTTCCAGCACCAAAGTTAACATTGTTGTTGTGGTTGTTACCATAAGCTCTATATCTTCTGGTTTGACCCTGAGATATAGTAGTTGTAGTGGCTCCATCATCAATATGGAAATTTTTCAATTGCCAATATTTATCGTTGGTATTACCACCCCAATAATGAGAGTGTGTTCCAGGTCTAGAAACCCAATGAGTTGTTTCAGTTCCGCCACCAGGAGGAGTGACTCCAACCCAAAGTTCCAAATCAGCACCACAAGTATTCTGATTGGTATCATCAATATTTGATTCTCCCATTATCAGATATCTACTATTATTAGAATCTGTAGGAGGCATAGTAACTTCACAGTTTAAAAACTGAGCACTTCTCTGTACAGAACTTGTAATCGCTGTAGCATCATATGCAAATCTTACGGCAATGATTCTAAATCCTGCCGTAAGTTCTGTATTGTCTGGAAATAAAACTCCATCCGCTGTTAAAATTGCCATTTTAGAAACCCTTAATTATAACCATCCAATAGGAAAGAACCGTCAAGTTCAAGAACCATCAATAATCCAGAAGCACCAGATTGGTTTGTGATGCCGTTTTTGTTTGAGATCATATTATCGTTATTTTGAAGATTGTAGACTCTATATCGTCTTTGATCTCCTGCTCTAACTGCTGGAGTATTTCCTGTAGCACTGCTATTTAGGGTTCCTGTATCTAGAATTGTGTGATGAATGTGCCAATAAACATTGAAACTACCAGTGTTGTAATAACAATGTTCTCCTTGTCTAGAAACCCATTGTTGGTTTCCATTTCCATCATCTTGCTCAACCCACAGAGATAAACCACAACCTCTGGTGGCTGAATTGCTATCATCAAAGTTTGATTTCAAATGACACAAGAAAATACTTGTGTCAGAAGCAGCTGGAGGCATGGTTACCTCCATAGACATGTATACATTATTTGCTGCTTGTGCTGTTTGGGTTGCTGATGTTGTGCTAGTCCAGCGTAGTGATCTTAGCGTAGCACCTCTTAGGATCTCTCCCCCTGTGGGGAGAGTTAATCCCGTAGCTCCTAAAGTTGTTGCCATTTAAATCAGACTCCTCTTAGTTCGTCAATCTCTTTCTTAAGATCCTTGACTGCCTCAATGAGAACAGCAACAAGGTTTTGATAAGCAACAGACTTGATTCCGTTGGTCTCATCAATTACACATGGAACGACTTGCTCAACCTCTTCTGCAACAACACCAATCTGGTGTCTTCCAGTCGCCTTGTAATCAAACTCAACACCACGTAGGTTCATTACCTTAGCAAGTGCGTCCGTAATGGTCTCTACGTTGTCCTTGAGAGCAATGGAGGACTGTGCAGTAACGGTTCCAGTAACAACTAGGTTCTGTGAAGTGTTGAAGGTTGCACAGAGGTTGCCAGCGGTTGTAATAGTTACATCACTATCACTGGCAGTGGAAACGTTTGTTGTTCCGTTATTGATTGAAGCAGAGTCAATGACGAGAGATGCCCACTGAACACCATTTGATGTTGACTGTAAGAACTGACCAGCAGTTCCTACACCACCACCAGCGGTTAGTGTGCCAGTTAGAGTAGCACCAGATAGAGTCTTGGAAGATAGAGTTTGAGCACCACCAGTAGTAACCAAACCACCAGATCCACCAACTGCTAGACCGAACAGAGTTGTCTCTGTTGCAATCTCGGTTCCGTTGATGTAGAGACCCTTACCAGATGCTAGGTTGATATTCTCACTGATATCAAACTTCGCACCTGTCTGGTTAAAAGCAATGGTCTTATCACCATCAGTACCACCGAGGATGGTCAAACCACCACCGTTTGCAGTCTCATCTCTAGGACCACCAGCAGAGAAACTAGCACCAGTTGCAGAACCAGAACCTTGGAAAGTTTGGTCAATATCAACCGTAGTGCCGTCAACACCCTGAACAATGGCAGTAACTGGCAATGAAACTGTTCCACCACCACCAGTAAGGACTACTGCAACACCAGGAGCAAGGTTTGTTGTATCACTTACGTTGGTGATCTCAGACTGACCGAATTGGATATCTCCAGTGAAGGTTCCAGAAGCAACCTTACCTAGGATGATGTTACGATCCTTAGTCTCTACATTAACAGTAGCGATAGTTGTTGTTGTACCATTGACAGTTAGGTTTCCACCAACGCTAAAGTTACCACCAACAGAAGATAGGTTATCAACGTAAGTCTTAACTGCTCTCTGTGTTGGGACTTTCTCGTCACTATTCTGTGATAGAGTTCCGTCAGTTGAGAATTCGTTAATTGATGCACCAAGTTGAGCACCGATTGAACCCAGTCTCAAGGATGATAGACCAGCGAGGTCAAATGCCGATGCGTCCAGAGTTGCCTTACCAGTTGCCTGCTCAACTCGGAAGAACTTACCAACCGAGAAGTTACCATCCTGGTCAGTGGAGACGTAGTAAACACGACCTGGGCGGTCTTCAATGGTCTCGTTAGCAGGAGTATTTGGTGTGAGTGGTAAGAATGGCCAGTTAGTATTTGCCTTACTTCCAGTACCAACGTCTAGGAAGTCGTGTGCAGTTAGGCGACACTGTGAGTAACGATAGCGAATCCTAAATCCTTGACCATCGGTAGCACCAATAGTCTTCTCGTCAGCAAACTGAAGAACTGTAATACCAGTTGTATCTGGAGTTACTGCAGTTAGTCTGAAGAATTCGTTATCAATCTTGATGTAATCATCTACACCAAATAGAATGTTTGCTGCAGAAACACGAATTGAACTTGCGGCATTATCAAAATCTTCAATAACTTCATCAACCGCAGTTGATTTGACGTTCAGAATTGTGATTGTGTCTCCACTACTATGTGCTTGTTCTGACGTTCCTTCAACTGCTCTGTTGACTGTTACTGCTTGAGATCCAGGGAACGAAACAATTTGCAACATCTCGTCGTTGATTACCAAGAAACCACCTGGGTTCATTCCAGCAATTGCATCAACGGAAATAGTATAGGCATCTCCAGTTCCTGTTGGAACGTTTGCTGTTAGAAGACCATTAGCACCAGAATCTGCATACAAGTCAATTGTTGTAGTACCAGTGTGGGAAGCAATTGAAGAACCAAGTCTTGCTCTTTGAACCGTTAGAGAACCTCTTCCATCTGGAGCAGTATAACTGGAGTTGGAGATAACGAATGAACCTGGGTCGTTGTTAATTCCGTCATCAACCATCTCAACAGAACCACCTTGGTCTGGTGCAGATGCTAGACCTTCAACAGTGAGAAGGAATCCTTTCTGACCACTAAGAGCGTCGCTATTGTTGAGTAGAGTGATGTAAGCAGTTGAAGTTTGACCTGTAACAATTTCACCCTGAACAAATGTTCCAGTGATTGGGAAGAAGTATAGGTAGTTAGAAGGTGACTGATCACTGATCAATTCACCGATAGCACCAGATGTACCACCCTCAATTCTCTCGCCAACTTGGAATGTACCATTCTTCGCTGCTTGAGGATCAAGTTCTAGTCTTAGACCCTTGACATTACCGTTAATGGTATTTTCAGTATCGTCAAATCCTCTTGAGATAACACCGTACTTACCGTATGAAGAGTTACCAGAAACAGCACGAATCTTACCACCTCTAGTTGTGGTGTATGAAATGTGTCCGTAGTATGTGAAGCAAGAAACAACCTCAGAAGAAGCACCTCTTGTTACATAGAAACCAACACCACCATCTAGGATCTGAGTATAAGCATCAAACACCATTGACTTGTAAGAAGGTGTTGATGAGTTATCAAAGTGTGCGTGAACAGCACCATCAATCATGATACCAACTGCTGCACCACCAATTGCGGTACAGTTCTGGATATATGGTGACTTTTGAATTGGTGAGTTGGGATCAAGTCTGAAGTAGACACCTTTGATTGTTGCGGTGTCCATATCTTGATCATTAGACTGGGAAGGAGCAAATCCATCCATTCCCTCAAAGATCATGTCCTTAACGGTGGTGTGTGAACCAACGTAGAACATTGTTGACTCGTTGTTAACACGAGTTGTTGCTGCGGTAATTGCAATGTATGGTTCAACCTTAGTGGTTGCATTCATGTTGCCATTGCTGATCGCAGTTGTTACAATACCAGTTAAAGTTGTAATTGCGGAAGCAACAGAAGCACAGTAAGGAGAAGAAGAATCAACAGTGATACTTAGGTCTTTGGTTTGCGTTTCTGTATTACCAGAAGAAACTGTGACTGTCTCGTTACGCATTACCTGCGTAGCGATGGCGTCAATGTAATTTAGAAGATTTGTATCTTGCGTATCATCACCAGTAATTGCAGTACCACTGATTCTTGCACTAGCAAAATCCCAAACTTTATTGTTTTGACCTGCCTTAACGTTATAAATGAGAGCGTCAATAAACTCTTCTAGGCGTGATTTAACATTAGTCTCACTTCCTAATACAGCACCATCATTAGCAGCATGACGGTGGTATGCTTCATTAGCAATAAAGGTCTTGTTGGTTAAAATCAAATCATGTGCATCAGCGTGAGTGTGACTTACGATGTCAACATAGAGATCGTTAGTGTCCCACTTACCACCAGTTAGGTCAAGGAGGTGGACGTTAGTTGCATAATCAGAATCAAGAACCTTAGCAGTCTTTGTTCCAGTAGAGTTGGAAATTGTATCACCAAACTTGAGGTGTGTTACGCTTGATCCGAGTACAATCGCTTGCATATCGGAATCAAGACCAGTCTTTGGTTTGATAACCGAAGTTCTTAGGTTATCACCAATAACCGAAACGAACTGTGGAATTTGAATTGGTAGTGTCTCTTCGTAGACACCTGCCTTAACGTAAATGGTGTGTGGGTTGGTTGCAGAAGGAGCGTCAGCACCTGTCTTTGCTGCAATGAAGTCACAAGCATGGCGGAGTGAAGCAAAACCTCTGGAGATGCTTCTACCGTTGTTTGCGTCTGAACCCTCCTTAGTTACATAGTAGACAGGAGCGGTTACGCTGTTTGCTTCCCATCTTGGGAGAAGTGGTGAACCACCAACGGTTAGAACTCTACCACTTGCCTCTCTCTGCTCTTCAGCAGTACCGATTGAACCAGCTGGCAGTGCAATTCTGTTAATACCACCTGCTGCCTGATAGAGAAGGTCTCCAGTCTCTTGTAGAACCTGAGCAGCGTCACCACCCTGTGATAGGTAGTTCCAGTAGTTACCCTGAGAATCAAGTTCTGGGGCGGTTGCTGCACCAATAGTGTTTGAAGTAATACAGATGTATGAGTTACCATTTCTGTTTACAACGTCACCGAGTTGATAAACAGTTGTTGAACTCCACTGTCCACCCCAATTGAATCCCTCTACAATTAGATCCCAGAATCTTGTGTTTGTTGGTACTGGAATGTATACAACATCACCTCCAGTTGAAGGTGCTGTTGTAGTATTAGCAACCGTAAACTGATTTGTGGTGCATGATACTACTCTGTAAATTCCATTATATGCATTATTAGTTACCCCACTAATTGTAATTCTATCGCCAATTCCAAAGGGAGCAGATGGTTCTGATTGTGAAAAGACATATGTAGCTACAGTTCCATCACCAGAAACAGTTGCAATTGCTCTTGATTCAGAATTAGTGGTTACTTTACATACGTAAGTATTTCCTCCAAATTTAACTACGTTACCAGGAGAATATACAGTTCCTAGATTATATTCACCTTGAGCTAAAAATCCCGTAGTTACAATATCCCAGGCAGATTGGTTAAGATTGGGTTGTTGTCCTAATGTATTTGAAGTTGCAACATACGTGTATCCACCGTATGTTACAATATCTCCCTTTTGGTATGCAGTTGCAGATGCCCAAGTGTCTTCAAATGTCAAACCTTCTGCATAAGCTTCCCAATTTGCAAAATCAAAATTTGCGGAAGATGTGTGTGCAGCAGTACAACGGTATTGAGTATTGCCATATTTGACAACATCATTGAGTTTATACCAAGTATTTAAATTAACTGATGTTAGTGGGTCAACTCCACCTTGCCAATCTCCTCTATGTCTAAGACCTTCTGTATGGAGATCCCAATTACTCAAGTCCGATGAGTAAAAAGAAGTTTCCGATCCCGCCGAAGTGTGGTTAACTACACAAACGTAAGAGTTTGCACCATACTTAACGATATCGTCAATGACATACGCAGTAGACGCTGACCAATCGCCACGCCACTTAAACTTCAGTCTGCCGAGTCTAAAATCTGCCATTTTTTAAATCCTTACTTAGGTCCTTGAGAGTTGTGATCATATGATTTATTTAGTCTTGCGACTAAGTAACCATCATTGTCAATAAAATATGTCAAGCGTCTGAAATCAAACCTGAACTGTTGATATTTATCATCAACATCGTTTGAATATGCCTTTGGTGTATTGGGTGTTGCATCAATGTATTCTTGACCTTGGAGGAAATCAGTATATTCCTCTCCATCAGTTCTGTGAAAATCAAAAACTGCGTCTTCTGTGGATCTTGCCACGGTATAATAAAGCATACCGTCCTTGTCTCTTCTTAGAGCGTGAACGGTAAAATCATTTGATTGTGCAACAACTTGACTAGTTGCTGCTGTGCTTGCACTGAGATATAGGCTCATGCTAGGATCCTCCAGTAAGTTCCATCCCAAATAAACTGAACATATAATCCAGCGACATCTAGAACAAATTCGGAATCAATATTCCCAAATTTATTCAAAAACAACTGTCCACCACTTGTTGTTAACGTAACATTATTTATAGCCCAGGTCGCTTTGAAATCAACCAGTTCTAACATATCCCCAACATGAGGAACTACACCAGCAGATTCATACGGCATATTTAAAGTTAATGCGGAAGCAGAGGTATCAACTAACCATCTGAGTCCACATGATAAATTGCCATTTGAACTTACAACTTCCCATCTCGCACGTTGGAGTTCAAAACCTCCAATGTCACTACCATCATGTACTACCGCTGTCTTTTTGTCAGTATCAACTGTAATTTCAGCGAGTGCTCCAGTAAACAGAGCGTGTTCGGGAGTTGTGCCTTTTCTAAACTGTACCTGAGTGGTCATCGTTTACGCACACTTTTTCTCAAAAGTATTTATCTAATTAGATAATCCAAACGTATACTCTTGGTGGCTGGAATAGTTGTACTTGGACGAATGCGTTACCATCAAGATTGATAGTACCAGAACCTTGATATCCAGTTCTGATAAACTTCTCATCAACATTGTTGAATCCGAAGAGTCTTCCAGATCCTTGATATGCTCTGGTACGAATGTCAACAGAGTCACCAGTAACATCAATGTTGACGAATGGTTGCTCTGCAAATGTGAGAAGAGGATCGCCGCTTGTTCCAGTGAAGGTGAACTTGCCAGCAGTACCGAGTTCTCTGAATGTTGTCTTCTCGGAAATACGCTCTCCTGTGAAGGAGAAGAGCATGTCTCTCTCGGTTGGGTTGAAGGTGAGAGATTCCGCTGCACCAGAGATCTTTCTGAGAGTACCGAATCCAACAAAGTCTCTTGCTCTGGTGAACTTGGTGTCTCCAGTGACGGAGATTGTTCCTTCTCCAGTATGTGCGAACCTGACGAGAACACCTGCTTCTCCAGATGTCTTGATAGTTCCACCTTGACTGATTTCTCTGGAAGTTCTCTTCTCGGAGATTCTTTCTCCTGTGAAGGAGAACAGCATCTGTCTCTCGTCTGGATTGAACGAGACAGACTCTGCAGCACCAGATAGTTTTCTGAGTGAACCGTCGCCAACGTAATCTGCGGCAAACTTGTTGACAGAATTTCCAGAAACTCTGAATAGTGCTTGCTCTGTTGGAGGAACTGCACCAACTGCTTCTGCTCCACCAGAGAATGCAAAGAGTGAACCAGAACCGATGTGACGGAGAGATGCGGTGATATATCCTTCGCCAGAAAGTGCAATCTGAACTTCTGGTTGCTCTGCGAATGTGAGACTTGGATCTCCAGCAGTACCAGTGATTGTGATTGTGCCACCCTGACTGATCTCTCTGACCAGAGTTCTTTCTGCCAATTCTCCAGTGAAGGAGAAGAGCATCTGCTTCTCGTCGGGATTGAAGGTAACCGACTCTGCAGAACCACCGATGGTAAAGATATTACCAAATCCGATGTTATTGACAACGAAGCGATCAAAGGCATCACCCGCAATCGTGATGGTTCCGAATCCTTCATGTGCAAAGGATCTTGCAAAGATACCAACACCATCAAGATCAACTTCAATCTGCTTGGTTTCAGCAACACCAAACGCTTCAACTAGTTCACCAGTGAAGGAGAAGAGTAGTTGTCTCTCATCTGGGT